GTTAATGCTGCGGTATTGTTTGTGCCTAATATAAGACTATTTCCGTCTTGTGTTCCAACACCAAAACTTGCACCTGTACTTTGTATTATACTTGCCCCTGCTCCTAATCCAAATCTTGTATTACCTGATGAGCCAACATAAATATTTTGTGTGCCATCAGTAACTCTTAAATTAATCGCCGAGCTTGCTATTAATGAAACATTTCCCGTGAAAGTTCCACCGGCTAATGGCATTTTAGTTCCAATACTATTAGCGGTTGTTGTTGCAAAATTTGGATCATCGCCCAATGCTGCAGCCAATTCATTCAATGTATTTAAAGTACTTGGTGAGCTATCCACTAAATTAGCTATTTGAGTTCCAACGTAACTTTGTGTTGCGTAGCTTTGGGTAGAATGATCTCCCCATCCGTATGCTGTATTCCAGTTTGCAGAGTTGTTTGCAGTTATGCTATACACACCCGAACCATTAGTTGTCATTAAACCAGCAGACGCAAAATCGTGATCGTATAATATATCACCACCTGAATATGCAGAACCTATACTCATAACTTCTATAGCTACACCATTTGCAGGTGCAGTATCTAAAGTTAATGTAGTGCCACTTAAAGTATAAGTACCTTTAAATTGGTATACACCATTTAAAAATACTATAGTTTGGTTCTCGTTATGAACGGTTTGTCCTAATGTGAATGCTGTTGCTGATCCGTTAGCTGTGAATGTATCTGTATAGATTGCTGTTGGTCCGCTGTTTATACCTGTTGTAGATATAACTTCTATTTCATGGCCAGAAGCAGGCGCCGTAGAGAATGTTACTGTTGTGCCAGAAACTGAGTAAGTGCTTTTAGATTGATAAACACCATCTATATATATATTAGATTGTACCTCGTCATTTAGTGCGTTAGCTAATGTAAAAGCCGTTGTGCTACCATTCCCTGTAAATGTATCTTTGTACATTACAGAAGCAGAATCTGCAGCTAACTGAGCAAAAGATAAATTACCGGAACCGTCCGTTTTAATAACTTGGCCATTAGTTCCGTCTGACGCAGGGAAAGTATATGCGTCGTTAATCTTTATATTACTAAGAAAGCGATTTGCCATATTAAATTATATTATCCTACTTTACTAATAAGAACTTGTATTTTGTTTGCAGCTGGCGCCGCAGTAAAAGAAACGGTTACTGTATTAGCATTTGTTCTGACTACATCGGCATAAACTGTTTCATCTGTGTCTACATGAAATAATTGAACAATAACATTTTTACTACCTAAATTATGTGCTACAGCTATAGATGTTGCTGAACCATCACCTATTGCCGCTGCAAAAGTTGTAGGAATTTTATATGTTGTTAGTGCAGGTGTTCCTGCGTGGTTATAAGCTTGGAATTCCCAATCATCATCTGTTTCATTCCACTGTAATATAGCGTTAGTAGTATTACCTCTTTCAATCTCTATACCTGCGTTTTGAGAAGGTGTTCCAGTTTCGTCAGAGTTTAAAACTATAATATTATCCCCTATGTTTACAGTATTTGAATTTACAGTAGTTGTCGTTCCCGACACAGTTAAATTTCCAGAAACTATTAAGTTGCCAGAAACCGTTGGGTTTGCAACTAAACCAATTTGTATTTGATTATTACTTACTGTAGTGTCTATTTCATTAGCTGTACCAGCAAATGTTAATGTATCAGTCCCTAAAGTTACATCATCGTTTGAACCAGAATCTGCTGCTATAGTTAAATCCGTGCTAATAGTTGCTGTACTAGCTGACGTGATTTGTCCTTGCGCATTTACTGCTATAACTGGTATTGCCGTTGAAGAGCCGTAAGTCGCTGCAGTAACGCCAGAGTCTGCAATATTTAATGTTACTGTTCCACCAGTACCGCCGCCAGATAATCCAGTACCCGCTGTTACTCCTGTGATATCACCACCAACAGAAATCCATGCTGACCCATTATAAACGTATATTTGTTTATCACCGGATGTACTATCGTAATATATCTGACCTTCAACCGGCGAAGATGGTGCTGATCCTAAATTCTGAACTACAGCATTCTGTAACTCGTTTTTGTTTAAATTAATGTCTGTTAAATATGAAAGTGCCATAGTTTATTAGTTTGCATACACTTTTGCTGAGAAAGTGTTTTTAAATGTTATTGTGAATGAGTTTTTATTTATGTGATTTACCTCTCCTATTACATGAGAATTACCAGAATCTACCACGGTTACGGATGGAAATTTATTTAAATTATGTGTAATTATTTGCGAAAAATTATTTTGCGAATTAAAAGAAACTAAATCAGAAACAAAATTTTTATCTGTTTGACCTTTAGGGGAATATGATAAAGCATAATGTTTATCAGCAACCATACTTCCGTTGCCCTCTATAAAACTTACAGAAAAATTAGAATATCCATTTGTAGAATCAGTTATACTATTTATAGAAAATAAACCAAAATTATTTTGATTATCTGTTTGAGTAATCATTACCCTTAAATCTAAAAAGTAATTTAAATAGGTTTGTATATTTTGACTATTTGAATTAGTATGAGAAAAAGATAATGTATTAATGCTGCTTAGTGCTGGAACTCCGCCACCAGTTATAGTAAATTCCCCACTACCTGGATCGTTGGCATTTTTAAATAAATATACTAATTGGCCATTAACATTTATTAAGCTGGATGTGTTTAAAAACCCAGCTAAATCTTCTAGTTTAAGATTTTTAGTAGCATTACCTGACGAGTCTGTTGCTATAACTTTATCGTTTTTAGAAACGGTATTATCTAAGTTGTATGTACTAATTCTAGCCATGTATTACTTTTTTAATAAGCTTGCAGCCTTTTCTCCACTTCGTCCACCAAAATATGCTAAAACAACAGACATCATAACTTTTTCAAAAGTGTCGTTCCATGTTTCGCCTATATGGAATGGTACTGATTCAACGCTGTCTAATATTCCGGCCAATGAGAATATAACAATACACCACACTAAAACTAATGGGCGCACATTTTTCGAAAGCCAGGAATCTGACATGGAATCCGCTTGCCACCTTGAGGTGATGCTTTCCATTTCTTTATTTTGTTGTTCAAATATAAGTTGCTGTAGTTTTATTTTATCCTCGCTGCTTGCGTCGGATTTACCTATCGCTGCTATAGCTTCCGCTGGGGTTGAAGCACCACTAATTAAATTACCCAAAGTAGGGTTAACTAATGAAGCAGCGCCAAACAATAGTTTACCTACTGTGCTATCCGCAAATTTCTTTTTTGGTTTACTCATCTTTTTTTCATTTTATATGGAACAATTTTATTCAATGCGTTCTGTCTAGCCTCACAACCACAAGGTATGTTTAAGCCAGACGATACTTTATCAACCACACGTTTTATACCTGTAGCTTTAGTAAACTTCGCTATTGAATCTCCTAAACCTCTACTTTCCATTTAACAATTCCATTTTCTTCTAGCAGCCCTACCTCTTTCAGATTTCCACCCTTTTGATCTTGCACAAAATGATTTACGTCTTTTAGCGGCTTTACTTCCTTTCTTTAATTTAGACGGTGGAGTTGTAACTGCAGTTTTTAACTTACTTCCAGGATTATCTCTTCTGTATTTAGCTACACCTTTTTTAGACATACCACCACCAGCTTTTGATCCAGTACCGCCTTTCTTATTAACTTTAGTGTAATAGCCTTTAGATTTTTTTCTTGATGGTGCGTTTTTACTAGGCATAACTATTTTTTCTTTTTCTTTCTTAATTTAGCAAAATCAGCACCAGTAATTACATTATATGGTGGCGCCATTTTAGCTATTCGTTTTTGATTAGCTGTTAATTTTTTTGCCATCTTATTATTTTTTAGACATTTTTTTACCTGTTTTCTTTGCGTATTTTTTCGCAGCCGCTTTACCTTTTGATGTATAAGCGAATTTTTTTTTCCCTACTTTTGGCATAACTATCTGTTTTTATCTTTGATCATATCATCTATAGCTTTATTATAAACTTTATCTGTATACGATCGGTTATTAAAAAATTTACTTCTTGTTCCTGTTGGTAAGTCTTCTTCTGCAAGCATTATACGATATATTCGTTTAATTAATTGCTTACATTTAAAACTTGTTTTGTATATTGTGTATTTTTGAGTGACACGATTTCTTTCTCTCCAAACATCAATCCAACCGTCTCTTCTTAATCTTTCCCACCTGTCTTTATCCCAGCTATAGGTATACACCCCATCAATAAATTCATTACGTGTAAATCGATCTTTGCAATCTAAATAAATAAGTAACTCAAGATCTGCATCTTTTATATTATAAGTTTTACAGGCCCATTTACGAATGAGCCTGTAGTATTTTAATAAATTTAAATCTTTTATGTTATCTGCACTTATTCTCATTCTACAAGTACAATATCAGCAAGTTTTAAAACATAATATAGTTTGTCATTAAATTCTATACCGTGTCCGGCAACTTTATCGTAATGTACTATATCATTTTCATTAAGGTTTTCTACTAGATTGCCAGCAGATATAACTTTACCTTTTAAATACCTAACGTCTTTATTTTGATCTTCAGTAAGTTCTAAGCCTCCAACTTTTTTTGGTGCTTCTTTTATTTTTTCTATGACTACGTAGTAATTAATTGCTTTCATCTAATCGAATATTATTAATTACACAATCTGCAGAAAAAATAGTATTAACAACACTTACTGCATTTTTAAGAGCTGTTTTAGTTACAAGAACAGGATCAATAACGCCTTCTTTAATCATATCAACAACTTCTCCGTTGATTACATTTATTCCTTTACCTATGTGTCCAGATTCTTGATATTCTAAATTTGCATTTTCAAGTATGGTAGCGTATGGTGATTTTATTGCTTCAAGCAAAATAGCTTCCCCATCGCTTTCAGGTCTTATGTTATATGAAGCATCTAATAGTGCAACTCCACCGCCTGGAACAATACCTTCTTGTAATGCTGCCTTAGTAGCATATATTGCATCCTCAACTCTATCTTTCTTTTCTTTTAACTCAACTTTTGAATTAGCACCAACTTTTATAATAGCAACATATCCATTCAACATTGCTAATCTTTGTTGTAGCTTTTTCTTGAAATAAGGGTTCTTTTCTTCTTTTATTTTGTTTTCAACTTTTTCTATTCTTTCATTTAGAATAGGACCTTGATCCATTATAGTTAAGACAGTGTTTTTATCGTCTGTAACAGACTTTATTGCTTGTCCTAATATATCAGGTTGAATTAAATCTAAATCATCCCCTAACTCTTCGTTTATTACCTTTGCTCCGGTAAGAATCGCAAGATCTTCAGTTGTGTCCTGTTTAGTAGGTCCGAATCCAGGTAGGTCAATCACATTGACTTTTATGTTGCCTTTAACTTTATTTGCTAGCAATGCTGCTAATGGCTGCTGTTCTACGGTCGCTACAATAAGCAGACTTCTTTTTTCTTTGATTACAAACTCTAGTACATTCTGAATTTTACGAATGTTGGGGATTGGAGAAGAAACTATCATTACGTACGGGTTATCTAGTTCAGCTTTTCCTTTATCCTTATCTGTTACAAAGTATGGCGATTTGAGTCCGCAATCTATTTGTGTGCCTTCAACAAACTCAACGTTTGTTTTTTCGGTCTCAGACTCCTCCATAAGGACCACTCCGTCCTTACCCACTTTCGAATATGCTTGCGATATAATCTTTCCGAGGCTTTTATCGTTATTACAACTAATCGAACTTACATTTTCTAACATGTCCCCTTTAACGTCGACCGCTTTATCAGTAAGTTCTTTATTAACTTTTTCTAATCCCGTTTCTATCCCCTGCTTTATATCTCTTATATTGTTTTTGTCTTTGGCTTTATTAGCTAAATTCAAAAGCGAATGAGCAAGGACGGTAGCTGTAGTAGTACCGTCACCTGCTTCTTTCACTGTGTTTTTGGCAGCCTCTTTTATAAGGGTTGCTCCCATATTTTCGACCGGGTCAATTAAGACTACGCTTTCCGCAACGGTTACTCCGTCTTTTGTTATCACCGGTCTTCCGAGAGCGTCCTCGTAAATTACGCATTTACCAGAAGCGCCGAGGGTTGATTTAACTGCTTTAGTTAATTTATCAACACCTGCCATTATTTTTGTTCTAGCATCTGTTCCGAAGGACAGATCCTTTACTATCTCACTTGGGTTATTATATTCCATTTAATTAAATTTTTTAGTATAAGTGGTTATTTAAAGGTTTTAACTATCTTAGGTCCTTTTAAAAACTCAAGCTTTTTTGTGTAATGCGATATGCTTCCATCAATTGCAGCTTCACAGCTTTCTAAAGTTTCACGCCTTGTTACGTCAATCCAATTTTCTTCATTTTTTGGATCTTTGTATTCGGCTTGAAAAAAACCGTTAGGTAGTTGAACAATACGCCAGTTTTTTTTCATAGCGATGTGCTCCCAAAGAGTTCTGGTTTCTTCGGGTATTCCTGAGTCACCTTGTGACCAAGAATAGGTTTTGTAAAAATAAGTCATTGGTTTTGGTCTTATGTTACTATAATTACGCGATTTACTTATTTTCTAATGTTTGAATTCTTTCTTGTAAATTAAGTATTTTTTCATTTAATTCTTGTATGGTTTTTACAAATACAGCAAATTCCATACCAACCTTTAGGGATTTACCATCTTCAAACCCAGAAACTAATTCTCCTTTGGTCTCTAAAGGAACACCATGCTCATCATGTGTTTTATAAATTCTATTGTCTCTAGTATCTACCCATGAAGGAAATACTTTTTCTACGTCTTGAGCGATTAACCCTATTTGTTTTTTATTGCTACCTATAAGGTTGAAATTTTTAACTTTTAGTGATAATATATCATCTAATTTTGAAGTTGCATCAACTATATTTTCTTTCGCTCTTCTATCAGAAATAATTGTACCATAAGAGCCGTTTACATTTCTAATATCACCATCATCTTCAAAGTCAATCATATTTTGCATGTAACCTCCTATGTTGTATTGTCTAAATTTAACAGAAAGATTACTTGTTCCTGCGTCAGGAACATCCAAAAGCAATAAACCTAAAGTTTGATTGTGAGATATTCTAGTTACATTTAAAGCATTTGTGTACCCTCCAAAAAATATACTACTGTTATGGTTATTTGCGTCTGGGTCCATATACAAGCTATTAGATGTATTCGTATCCCCTTTCATTTGTAATCCCCAAGTATTGCCATTATTAGATGGTTCATAGCCAAATATGTATTCTGGATTATGTGTATGTCCCGAGTGTATTTCACTGGCTTTAATTCCAACAGGGCCATCGTAGTTATATCCCGCATAAAATACGCTTGTATTATTTGCAGTTTTTCCAATAATAGCTTTAGTTACATCATTGGCTTTAAATAATATAGATGGAGTATAAGTTGTGGATGTACTGCTAGAGGTACTGTCATTTAAAATTAAATCAGGGTCTGCGTCAGATATTATTATATCCCCAGTAAAAGTACCGCCTGCTGAACTAAAATAATTTGCATCATTAGTCCATTGAGATATATTACCTGATTTATTTGTGAACGTTTGTGTATTATCTGCGGTGGTAGTACCCGTATTCGTTGTATACCCAGCCCCATTAGCTATTTGATTGTTATTAGTTATATTATTAAATGGCAAATCATCAACCCTAGCCCTAGAAATAATTTCATCGTTGCCAGTTCCCAAATAAAGAATTTCCCCTGCATCAGGAACTGTAGTGCCCCTGTCGTCAGCCCCACTTTTCATGAAGTTGTTACTGCCACTATAACTTAAATAATTTATATTGGCAGTAAAAACAGTCCCACTTAGTGATAAGCCATTTCCTGCTGTATATTCAGTGTTAGTGTTTGTTGTATATGAAGGCAACCCAAATGTACCGTCATGCTTTAAGAAATGCCCAGCGGTCCCAGCTGCTGGTATAACACCATTATTTCCAGTTCCAACTTTATTTCTTATTTGGGCTGCTGTATTTTGTGTATTTGTATTTGTTGTATATGAAGGAGTGCCGAATGTGCCGTCGTGTTTTAAAAATTCTCCCGCAGAACCTGCCGCTGGTATAACGCCTTCATTGCCTGTTCCAAGTGCAGTTCTAATTTCTGCTGCAGTTTGATCCGCTGTAGCGCTAGCTTCAATACCATCTAACTTTGTTTTTAAATCATCTGTAAAATCATTGGCCGTTTGGGAATCCGCTGATAGCGAACCACTAGATATACTCAAGTTAGTTCCTACTTTTACACCACCAAGTGCGCTGGCTGTAGCAGTGGGTAATGAATAAGTATTGGCATCAGTTGTGCCTGTGTACCCTAAATCAGCTAAAGTTAAATCTCTTGTTGCAATAGTGGCATTAGCGTCGGTAACATGCCCTGATGTATCCGTCGTTATATTAAAATCAAAATCTGAAATAACTGTTGCATCTGTTAATTCTTCAGTGTCTATATCTATATCATCGCCCGGGTGCGTAGGATGCGTATATGTAGTTGTTTCAGCTATAGTTATATTATGCTCGTCAGTACGGGTTAAAGTAATATTACTACCCGCGTTCAATTTTATGTCATCCGTTGAGGATGATGCACCTGTAATTGTATTTCTTAATATAATATTGCCTGTGGCTGCTGGGGGAGTGGCCCCATCGTCTTCCGCCACAAAACTAAGTTCTGTTGTATTCTGAGTATTATCGTTAGCTGTCATATCGTCCACCACTAAGTCAATTATTCCATCATCATCATCATATGTAGCGGATATTCTAGTTTCTGTATTTGAACTAAACATACCACCCACAATATCTTGAACTTGTTCGGTCGTTAACTGATTGTCTGTATTAGCGATATAAGCTGGAACTTCGTATGTTCCGTCCGCTTTCAAAAATTTACCACCGTGAGCATCAGGAAGCTGAGGGGCTAAACCTGCAGCACTACTATCTACTACGTTGTATTCAGTATTTGCTGAAGATATGGTAAGTACTCCTGCTGATTCTGCTAAAGTTACATTAGCACCTTTTTTAAATCTTAATGTTTCAGTTGCATCTAAAGTTTCATTTGCTGAATCGTTTCCATCTGTATCAACTTCTATTGTTCTAAATGTATTGTCGTTAGCATCCGTCCAGGGAACATTAACGTACATTTTTTCTGAGTCTAGCTGGATTGCATAATTTCTATTGGTAGCATCTGTAGTATATCCTATTTTGACCCCGCCTCTTTCTGACGCGGTTGCCAGAGTATTTGTTACAGTTACATCATTATTTGTATTAGTAACTGTTGTTCTTGAAAGATCTATACCATCTCCTGCAGTTAATGCAAGAGTGTTTATACCAGAAAATTGCAATTCTGAAAAGTCAGCTGCCGTGCCCGCACTTCCACCGTTGTGTATGAATGTTTTACTTACATCTGTTCTTATCACAATGTCACCACCTGTGGTTGTTGCAGCAATCATCGCCGATTCTGTAGCCACTGTAAATACAGTACCAAATGCTTGCGAAGCTATAGTTATTGTGTCATTTGCTTCACTAGTTGAAAGCGTTATATTTGATCCAGCAATTAATTTAACGTCATCTGTAGTGCTGTCTGTTCCCACTAATCTAATTATAGAGTCGTTTGTACTATCAACAGCTTCTATTGTATAAGTTGTATCATCAGACGCAGGTACTGTTACGGTTTTGGTATTTGCTCCAGTAACATGACCGGTTGCGTTTGTTGTCAATGCATCTATCACTGTAAACGTAGCCCCATACGCTGGAGCTGCCGTAGACGTAGTATTGGTTCTTGTAGTTGCATCGTGATTTAAAGTAACAGCGCCTTCTGTACCCCCACCGCTTAAATATGTTCCAGCTGTAACTTCAGTTACTTCGCCTATAGTTATTGTTCCGCCTAAAGAAACAGCAGTACCGTTAATAGTAATACTGGAATTAGCTAAATCAGAGTTAGCAAGCTGCCCAGTTATGTTTGTAGCAGATAAATCCACAGCCAAACTGTTAGTGCCGTTTATTAATTCGTTCACTATCCCCCCGTTCGCTTTCAATGTGCTATTAGATGGTGATATAGATATTTGCCCTTGAATGTACTCAGTTAGATCTTTTATTTTAAAATTATTCGTTTGGTAATTATCTACACCAAGATAATTAGATCCAACTAATCTGTCTTCACCTGAAATGCTGTTATCGTTTAAGTATGTGGTTAGTCTAGCCATAGTTGTATTTTAATACCCGTATCTTCTTTGGGTCTTTTCGTTTTTAGTACCGCCTTTTCCACCGGCTCTGTTCTTAGATGCTTTGATGCACTTGCCTAATCTGTGATCAAAATCAAATCCTTTCTTACACTTCTTTGCCTGTGCAGTACGCTTCTTGTATTTACCCCACTCGCTCATCGCATATTTCTTATCTCGCTTCGCTTTTGCTAATCGGGCTTTCATTGATAGTTTTTGTGCCATACTTTATTATTACTTATTATACCTAATTGTTAATCAGTGACGTTAGGTAGCTACTTATATACCTTTACAGGCTAATGTCGTATAGGGAACTAATGGGTTACACCACCGTATTTACCCTGTATACCTCTCTACTAAAGTTAAATTATTTTACCCCACCCCCCTACACTTTATTTTATTTTTTTATAAGTTTTTACCTTTTACAACGTAAACACGATAGTACTTGGATAATATAATTGTAAGTAAGTAAGTAAATAATAATAAATAAATAAATATAATATGACAAAATTAAATGACAACATCGCAACACTAACTCAAGACCAACTAACTGAGATCTTCCCACCAATTCACCGAAACAATTTCGTAGTAAGAAAGTCTTGGTATGGTAGAAACCAAATCATCACGTTCATCAATAACAAACATGAACAAATCACCTACAATCACGACGAGGTATTAAAAGTAATGTTACCTAAACTAAGCATCTTACCTTGCTGGTTAAAGAGAGGTTACTGGTCTCAATCAACTGACATGCCAAGTAATGTTAGAAATGTAGTAATCGAAAGAATTAAACTACTAGAAAACAGTGACAATAGCTAACTACTATTAAATCATTATGTACCTAATGTCACACTTTTACAGGTACACAGGTGAAGGGTTACATCTGTAAACAAATTAACAACTGTAAACAAATAACCTACTTTAAGTTCCACTTGTTTCTATAAGTATAAAAATGTGAATGAGTAAATGACACAAAGGTTTAAGTGAGTTCGATTCTCACCGTGTCAACTAAGATAACAAAGTGTTGTCAATAACTTTTAAATATAATAATATGTATAATCACTCAGCTTTAATTAGAATCTCTAAAAAACTTTACCCTAACAAAAATGTCTTCAACTTAACTAAAGAAGAACAAAGAAAGGTATTAGCAATCTATAATGAATTCCATTAATTGCTATACAAACTTACAAAGTAAATACGAAGTTAAATGGATAATATAAGTGTAACAAATAATAAATAAGTAATATGTTAAGAAC